AAGTGGTGCCGTTCCCTAAGGCCGCCGCATAAGCCGATATATCCCAATCGCCTGCCGTAAGAGTTATACTTAATATATTAGAAATAGCGGTCGTTGTACCACCAGTCGTTCCAGTCGTTGTAGCTAATACTTCTTCTCCTACATAACCAGCACTTGCTGACCCAGATCCGGAAATTCCTTGTATAGCAACTCCAGCATTAGTAGTAGAATCGTTAATTTTATCTACAGTTATAATCTGACCAGTTGAAGTATTTAAACCATGAGTAAAATTAGGAGCGCCACTGCCAGCTGCATTAGTAATGGTATCAACTTGTAATACTTCAGATGTACTAAAAGTCGCTCCGTTCGGAAAATTAGGAGCGCCCGTTCCAGCTGAATTAGAAATATTATCTACTTGTAATGTACCTGCCATATATAATCCTTTTAATTAATATAAACTGTTCCCGTTATTATTAATGTACCATTAACAATAGTATGAGCGCTCATTACTGAAGTGCCAGCAATAGTATAAGTAATACCAGTATCAATTGTTAAAAAACTTACATTGTAATTATATCCACTTGGTATTGTTAATGCCGTAGTTCTAGTAATAGATGCTCTTGCGCCAGGCGGTAACCAATACGTAGAATTTGTAACAGCATTATTTAAATTACTATTAGCAATCGAAAGATATTCATTGCCACTCCCATCATTAACCAAACTACCTATATAGTAAGTAGTACCAGAATCCCATTCAGGAACTCCAGCTTGGAATAAATAAGCTAATTGATACGCATAAAGATAACAAAGAGCATTCATATCCTCAATAGCAGGTGAATTTTCGCCGATAACAGCATTAAACCAACCAACTAAATAATTAGACAATCCTTGAATAGTCGCAATATTAGTCGTGAATGTAGGGGAAGAGGCAGCCAAACTACCAAACTGAGCGATTTGATCGAACCCGGCATTAGACCCGAAAACTAACTGGGTTTCTCTTGGGAGTTTGCTCATTTAATAGCCTCAATAAGGAATAAGATTTTTATATGATAACCACGGATAATCCAACTGATACGAAGCATAATCATTAAAAGGAGAGCCCAACAGTGAAGGGCCTTCATATGTTCTAAACGAAAATAAATGCGCATTAGGTGGATAATAAACTGTAATCTGAACCCCCATTGGGGCAGGAAGTAATCCTTCAGTAATTACTAATTGGATTAGATTCTGCGATCCAACAGTTTGACCTATAATATAAGTCATCTGCATTACTGTCGAGGAATTACTCGAATAGTCAAATACATAAATTTCACCAGAAAAATATGTCTGCAAGAACTGCTGAATATCATATAAAGAACTGCCTGCTGTATTCTGAGCAATAGCAATTCTAATAAGTTCCAAAAAGTCAGCATCATCAAGAGTAATGAAAGAAGTTATTCCAAGCCCAGACCGCACAACGCCAACCCAATGCCCAATCGTATCTAGTTGCGAACCACTAGCTATAGGATAGCCAGCAAGGATGTTATAAGCCCCTTGAATGGCTAAAGGCAGAGTAATATCTGTTTCAGTAATAGTAATAGTTACAGACGGCGATAAAGAACTCGAGACAAGCACTAGAAGATTGGCTGGAAATGGAATTACACCAGTAAAAGTAAAAGTTAATGTCAGGCTAGCAATAGAACCTGCTACCGTCGTCGTAGCAAGAGCTGGAATATTAGCATGGATATTCGACTGGATAGTAGCAGCGGAATCGCTATAGTTGATATTAGCGCTATTTACACCATTATATGAGAGTACAAAGACTCCCGATGTGGGAGCTACAGAGAACACAACAGTTTGAACTGAAGTTTGAGGACATACGGCCATTCCCGATGTTAGAAAGACTGTCGCTTGAGCTTTAGGCTTTTGATACTGCATTGAAAGTAAGTTTACATATGAATTTACTATGTCTAATGGAGTGGTAATATTTTCTGGAACATTAGGCATAATTAAATCCTTTTATAAGACCACGAGAATCCCACATCATTTTCTGTGGGATTATAAACCATTCTCTCTCTTGAATCCCAATGAGCGTGAATATTTGAAATTTCTAATGGGATCCATTTTTCTAAAACATTTGGAAGAGGTCTAGTACGAACTACTTTTACTATTATATCACTATAACAAGTTGCTATCCAAGGTATAGAAGAATCAGGACCAATCACCATCTTTGCCTTACTTACCTCTTCAATGAGATCCCATATTTCTGGTGTCTCTATATGCTCAAGTCCGTAATAATTGTCTCCAGCCCCAATATGATAAAGACTACAATCTTTATATTTATTTATTACATGCTTTATTACATGAGAAGGTAATTCCCCATGACTTCGCCCAGTAGTTTGAAGAAGAATTTTATTTCTATCTTTGAAAGGAAAATCTTCAAATCTATAAAGTCTTGGTCTATTTAAAATAACAGGAACATTAAAAAGGCTTGCCCATATTTCTGCATTGGAAAGATATACCGCTGGGGGTTGCCTAACTAGATTTCTATCCCCTTTCTGGGGAACAGTGAAGCGTGGATTAGGCCAGTCCCATTGGTGTGGGAAATTCCAAAGTTGCGTAATCTTAGTAGGAATAATATTTGTTTCACGTGAAACAAAAGGATTAAAGTCAAAGATCCAGCATTTATCTACATCTATTAATTTCTCGCCTTTGGTTTTAAAATAATTCTCAGGAAGAGAACTGCATTGAAGGGCGTCCCCAATACCACGCTTTGCAATTGTAATTCCTTCCCGTAACATTACTAACTTACGGCTACAGTAGCTGTTGCAGTATTTCCAAAAACATCGGTCACGGTAATAGTGTCTGTAACCAATGGAGTAGCTCCAGCGGTGTAAAGTCCTGTTGAGGCTACAATGCTTGCACCTGAATTATTAATTGAGATTGTATAGTTATAAGTCGAATAACCACCGTAGGTAGTAAACTGTACTGTGCCCGTAGACGGAACAATCCCAGCTGAAGTAGCGGGAACCATTACCAATGGGGTAATAACAATATCAGAGCTTTGAACGACAAATTGATACTTTCTGGAATTAGGAAGTAAAGTATTTGTATAACCTTCGTTATAAGAAAAAGTAATCAAAGCTGAACCCGATGTTTCAAGTGTACTGGCTTTAGTCCCAAAGATAGGAACAAAAAGAAGCGCTGCAATGCTTTGAATAGCAAACGTAACTACTATTGGTCCACTTTCAGGCGTGCCGGTAACAGTTAGACCAGCATCACCGGTTAATGTTCTAAGTTCCGTCTGAATAGATGAAGCACTTGCCGTATAGGCAAACTCAGTCGAAAATGATCCATTGTAATTTATATAAAAATTTCCACTCGCGGCAACTCCCGAAAGAGTAATTGTTTGTATCTGACCTGTTGAAAACCCAGCATTAGTGACAAGAGTATTAGAGTCTATGATTTGAACTTGAGTTGCTAAAGCATTTATATTCACTTCCTGGAAAGCTGTAGGGACAAAAGAAAGAGGAATACCAGAGAGAATTGCACTGATTGCTGGTGCAGTAGTTCCATTTAAAGAAGTAGCTGTAAAAGATATAAATAGATTTATAGTCGTTACATCATCCCAAAATACCTCAAATGTTGTACCATCAACTTGAGTCACATTGTAACTTTGTGAGCCATACATGCCACACCCAGCATTTCTTTTGATGTAGATTGCGTTCGCAATAGCAGATGCAGCCGCTGATCCAGCAACGATAACCCAAATAGTATGGCCAGGAACAAGATCATCAGGATCAATTTGAATAGCAGATGCTGTATTGTTTTCATATATATAAGCCGATGTTACCCCAGGAGTGTTTGCTAACGCTGCATACAGTCCAGCTAAATAACCTTGAGAACCAAGAGATGTCGATTTAGCCTGTCTGATTTTAAATAGAGCATCTGATTCTTGATTAATACCAATACTTATTGCAACAGTTGGATTATTAACACTTGTTACACCAAGGACAACAGTTTGCTGAACAGTAATAGTATTAGGAACTGGAGTTACAGCGCCAATAGTAACAGCTTGAAAGTTAAATACGTTAGTCCCGATGCTAACGCCTAACTCAGTAGTCATTAATTGATATAAGTTATTAGCACTATCGGATACCGTATAAACAGCTTGAGCAGTTTGGTCTAAACCGTATAAGTTAACGGATGTACTAGTTACTATTGTAATAGGAGTTACCGTATAGGTACCACCTATTCGCTTTATTCCATTAATGGCATAAAGCATATCTTGCCCAATACCAATGGCTTGAGAAGGGGCAAAACCAGTAAAAATAGCAGAATTAAGATCCAATACATCTAAAACGGCTTGAATGAATGTCATCATCCATTCAAAATCAGGGGTACCAGACGTTAATGTTATATTAGGACCGTAAATCTGCTGGGCAGCTGTTGTAAAAATATTAACTAGTTCTGCTTGTGTGGCAACAGTGAGGCCAGTATTTGAGAGAGAATTAGGCAAAATACACCTCTATTAAGGATTCGTTGTGAATGTAAAAGAATTGCTTACACTGGAAAACGTTGTTTGAACTTTATAAGTGGCAGTATATTGCCTTTGAGCTGTTAAACTAAATGAAAGCTGTTGTATGGAAATAACACCAGTTGTATTTAGTATCGTAGTAGAGATAGCTAAATTCAAAGGAATAATATTTTTACTTCCTAATAAATTAAACCAATCAATACCAGCCGCCAAATCTACCCAACAATTACCCAAAACTGAATTAAGTCTAGTGCCAATATTTTGAGCAATCGCATTGTTATTTTGAGCATACGCCGAAAGACCCGATCCAAATACCCAGTCTTTATTTATATCCAATGACCTAACAATAATTGAGCTATTTAATGCCATTAGCTTAATACCTCTGAAACTTCTGTAGATAATGTACTTAAAGACGATGAAACTGATATTAATGCTGTTGTAATTAAAGGATTGATAGGTGAAGGGGAACCAGGTCCCCCAGTTACAGCGATAAAAGTAGCAGCGTTAGTATTTAAAGCTGTAATAATACTAGTCACATCAGTAATAAGAGTCTGCAATAAAACCCCCAATGTTGAAACACTATTTCCAACACTTGTTAAAGTTGGGCCGATTGTCGTGGTTGCTGTACCAGCTTTTATTTGAGCTTGCGTTTCATTCAAGACAATCGTATTGGAGCCGACCGTAATAGTTGCTTCTGATTCACTTAAAGCAATTGAATTACTGCCTACTGTTACCGTTGCAGAAGAATCATTTAGAACAATAGTATTACTACCCACTGTTAGTGTTGCAGCGGTACCATTAACTTTAATTGTATTACTAGACCCGAATCTTAAAGTTACGGCTGTGTCATCATAATTGAGCCATGTATTGGGTATTGAGTTAATTCCTACAAAAACAATAGCATCTGCAAAGCCGTGAATCCTCGATGTATTAGGTGGTGAACTCGTACTTCCAGTAGCCCACCAGTTACTTAAGTCCCTATCATTAAAAAATATTAGGCATTCATCCCCCTCAGAAATTGGCAGCGTTATAGCTCCACTACCTCCGCCTAAAACGAATACAGGGCAACCATTAAGCTGAGGATATGCAGTTGTGGTAATTGAGGTATCACCAGTGGAAGTAAGACTTAAGAATGATTTAGGATAATTAATGGTGACATTGGCGGTTTGATTCGTCGCATTGAAAGATTGAATAGTCCCAACATGTAAACAGTTGGTCTCCATTTGGACTTGCTTCTTAAAGAAATTAAGAACATCAGATAATTCAGGATTATTAGGAACTAGATTTAAATTTTGGGTATTTAATGAAACCATTTTAAGTTCCTGGTACTGGTGTTGGGGCCTGAATATATAGAAAGTCGGCTGTAGTTATAAGTGTGCCTGATATAACCGGTGAAATAGTACCCCTATGCTTTACACTTCTTACAATCCACGTCCCAGTTAATTGAGGATATGTTATACTTATAACTTCGACTAAACTGCCTACGTCAATAGCTGGATTAAATAATGTCTCAAATCGCATCATAGTTTGTTCTAAAACAGGTGTATTAAGTAGTCCAGTATCAGCATCTATAATCTGTACTGGTCCTGGTCTTAAAACAAAGTCACTAGATTTTAAAACATATGTCTTACCCTTATCAATAAAGAAAGCACCACCAGTAATTCTATCTAGAATCTGAATAGCATTACCTTGATACGCTTCCTCTTTCTGGATAATGCCTGGAAATATACTACAAGCCCCAAAAGTGGTTTTTGGTACTAATGCCATTAAAGACTGAACAACAACTTGATTTGGAGTGCCAGCCACAAAAGAAGTATTAACATCACCGCTTTGATAAGCAAAACCACCATCATAGCATTCAATCTGAGTGATAAAGTTTACGCCCTCACGTACTGACCAAGCCTCTGTAATGTTCCCGTAAAATATAGTGGTTAAAGAAGGAATAGGAGCGCCTGCAGCTACTAGTGCAGCCCCTTCTGTAGCATTGATAGACACAGGGGCATATCCTGCCTCTAGTGTAACAGTATTAAAAGTACCAACATTAAAAGCATTAAATAGAATTTGATTTCTATTCGTCTTCCCAAGATTATAAATTCTTATTTGGCATGTATTCGCTGAACTTAAAGAATTTCTTGTGATGTCAAATTCAATTGTAAATGGAAGTGAGACGACAATATTATTAAATGCAATAGGAACTGCACCAATAGTAATAGGACCAGGCTGGATCGTACATCTATAAATGCGATTGAATTTTGTATTAGTAGTAAATGGAGATGGGTTACTTAGCGGGTTTGCACTCATGATGGCAAAGCTCCGCCATTTATATACGTTTCGTAAGCTAACATCTCGGCAGGGGTTAAAATATATAAACTAGAAGCGCCTGATGAAAAATCCTGTTGCTGAGTTGGTTCTCGTCCTGATGACGAAAAACAAGCCAAGCCAAAAGGTAAGATATTCATCCACTGATAAAGCATATTGGCATTATTAGTGATTCGCATAGTATTCAAAGTGAACGTCTGATAGGTCAAACTAGTGATAAACCAGCCGTATTGCATAGGAATATAATACATTGTAAATGAAAAAGATTGACCCGTAGGTAATACAAGCGTTTGAGTTTGTAACGGACTCGATGAAATATTGTTTATAGGATACATTTTTCACCTATTGGGTATCTGATATTGCTGAACCTTGATCTGCACTCCCCGATGCCGTAGAAGTTCCCCCATCTGTTCCCGCTGCTGATTGAGTTGCAGCTCTTCCTGATGAAAGTAAACTAGTATCAGTGGATGACGTTGACGTTGTTCTAATCTGCTTAAATGTAACTTCAAAAGTCGATATTACTTGAGTCTCAGCATCTTGAATAGCTTTAACACTTTGGATTGCCATGTTGTCAAATATAGCCCAGGGAGTCTGAACATTGAATAATGTTCTTGAATTCCAATAACCATAAAAAGATTGAAACATCTGTTGCTGTAAATTTTGTTGCGAGGAACCCACTGTAAACACATTTGTATTAGATCCAATTTCTCCAGCGTCAGGGCCTCCAAAAGCATTAGCTATAGAAGTCACCGCTTCGACTGCAGCATTGACTAATGTATCAGCGGTTTCATAAGCCAAAACAGCGTCTAAATAGTCCGTCTCCGCTTTCTGAGTCAAAGCCGGTGTATAGGCATCAACTAGTAATAAAGAGTTGGCAGCAGCCTGGAGAGGAAGAAAGAAAGATGGGAGAATATTATTAAGCTCTCCAATATAACCCCTTGTCGTTATTAATGTGGGTTTTAAAGCAATTTGATCTTGAATCGCTGTATTATCTTCAATGTAATGATCTGTAATCTCACTCTCAAAAGTAGCCGTTTGTTCACCTTCATAATGAAACATTAATGTCGAAGGGGTTCCAGTTAATAGATTAGTCCCGTTTGCACCCGGTGGATTTTGAGGTTGATAGCCTTGAGTACTAGTAGGAGAAGCTAAGATTAAATTAGCTAACGCTCCGATAGCCGTAGCAGCTGAAGAGATTTGAGCGACATTAATAGTGGGAGAAGATGACATAATTAACTCACTTGAACGACAGTGTTAAATTGCCTTAAAGCATCCCTATGAGATTTAGTTAAAGCCGATGTAGTATGTTTTTTGACTTCCTCGCCTATTTTAGCAGGATGCTGAGTTCCATTAATATGGATATTTTGATTTACGGTAGGCGAATGGCTAACATTATTAGTTATATTGGAAGGTGCTTGAGGCTTATGATCAGATGCAAGTGGAAGTAAAGACGCTTTTGGTTGAATAAAATTATGAATATTTTCTACTTTAGACTGATTAGCATTATGAACATTATTAGCTTGATTAGTTTCGGGAGAACCTCCCAATAAACCAATTAATGAATTCAAAGCTGAATTAAGATTAGATAATCCACTCGTTTGATCGAATTTCCCTTTATTTTCTTCCTTTGATTTACTAGCAATTTGTTCCACAGTTAAACTTTTGTTTTCTGAATTAACTGGTGTGCCACCAATTAAAGGGCTTAAAGCCTCTATAGCTGATGTGAAAACATCAGGAACTTTGAAACCTTTAAATAAACTATTAATAGTTCTCTCTAATTCTTTAATTAAAGCTAAGAACTGTTTCACGTCTTTGGATGCAAGACTAAAATTAAATACTTTCTCTATACTTTTAGCCTCTTTAGCAGCAGCCCCTAAACCAAAACCAAGAGTATTAACTGCACTAGCTAATCCTTTAGCTCCAATATTTAAAGCATCAAATACATGAGCTGACTCACTAATCTTAAGTAAAGCTTGAGATACCGTAATAATACTATCAGTAAGCTGAGTGAAATCTTTTACTAACTCACCGCCATGTGCTGCATTGAGACTGCCAATAGCCATTTCAATATGGACACCTAAATTGCTCCACGCAATATTAGCTTTGTCCAATGCCGCAATTTGTCTATCTGAATAAACAGGCGCTTTATTTAAAGTCTGTTGATCAGCTCCACCACGTCTTAGGCCAGCTATGAGCGTATCACCAATACCAAGAGACCTAACTGCTTCTGTAAGCAAGCCACGTTGAGATTCTGGTGCTTTACTTAGAGCTTCTTTTATCCTTTGCAAAAAATGTTCTGGATGGGCTGCATAATCCAATAAATCCTTTTGAGTTATGTTGCCACCAGTATACTTAGCTACTTGAGCTAATCCAGCTGGTCTACCACCAAGCCCATAAGCGGCTTTTGTTGCTGTAGATGAAAGATTCTTAAATGTTGATTCTGTTTCTTCATTCGAGACACCAACTTGACGAAGAGCATATTGATACTGTTGTAGTGTTTTAGTTCCCTCACCTAGAAGAGCTGAGAAATTGGTAAGTCCCGTTCCCGTTTTTCCTGAGGATTGAAAAAGTTGTTGTAATGCATAAAAAGCACCAACTAATGCCACTTTTGTCTCAAGAGCTAAACCAGAAACATCTTTAAGACCTTTCTCTACTCCAGTAAGGCCTTCTAAAGTCTTGTCACTCCCTTTAAGACCAAGGTTTATAAAGAGATCCGCAACTACCACTTTATTCTCCCTTATTCATTTCAAGCCATTTAGCTTCATACTGATTCAAGAATCTATCATATGCCAAGGCTTGCAGAACTTCTTTTGCTGTAAGTAAAGCCGCTTCTCTTATTGAAGAGGCGTATCCTGATTTACATAATCGAAAATAGACTAACAAAACATCATCTATTATATCTACTTTAGGTTCTTTTCGTTCATCTCTGACAGGGTTTTGTATTGAACAAAAAGACTTTTGAAAAAAGGTTCTACGTTCTCCCGTGCAACTTCAATAGCAACCTGTACATAATCTTCTCTATTTTCAACAGGTTCAAAAGACATAGGTGTGATTCGTACATCATGCCCTTTATCATTATATGTACATCTTTCCATACACTTCCAAAGAGCTTTTTCGATCTCTAATGATGAAAATCCTGTACAAAATAATTCTTTATAGAGATTCATAACTTCCATTGAAGAATTCACTGGAATATCTTTAAGCTCTTTGAGTAAAGCCTGATATAGAGCCCTAGAATCAGCAAAAGGAGCCGGCGTTATTTTAAGTAACGCTTTACTTGGTAGTATAACTTCGCGAGACATAAAGCCTTTCTAATTAAGAAGATATAGTTCTTGGAACTGTAACCAATGCTGAGACCCATTCCAATTTATAAACTGAAACAGCCTGTCCAGTATCACCTTCAGGATTAACAATGACTGGTACTAGAGAACTAAAATATCCACCACTAAGTGAATAAGCATCTGAAATAGATTGGTTAGTAGAGATTCCACCGACGATGCTATTTGATGATAAGTGTTTAACAACCTGGCCAATAAGAAGCGGGAAGGCAACAAAGCTAGTCACTTGAGCATTAAGAAGACCATTTAAGAAAACATCGTCTGGACTACCACGAAGGATTCTAAGTTCTAATTCTGCAAGTTTACCAGTTTGGTTTTGAGCTATAAGCGCATTACCATCTTTGCCAATCTTTGCATTAGCTATTTTATTTGGGAATGTTAAATTTCCACAATTACCATCAGCCAAATTAACTAATGTATATGTGTTTATTATAATTGTATCTGTTCCAGAAAGTGTTACTGCTGCCATCTTATTTCTCCAATTATTGGTTTACTGAAACTATTACGGTACCGGTATCAATTCCACCAGCTAATTTTGCGGCGATTTGTATAATTGGAGCTTTTCTATTCGCTCTATCGCTTTGAGATTGTTGCGCAATAGGAGTTGAATAAATATAGAATCCAAACTGAGAAACATTAGTAATTAAACTAGCTTGATTACCAAATGTAGTCGCACTATTCCATGTTCCAGGCGCTAAATAACCATTATTAACAGCTTGCTGACAAACTTGTTGAATAGCATTTTTAATACCAGTCATTCCCTGTTCAGTTTGAGGGATCTTTGTACTAGTTGAACCTAAATAATTGAAATAAGCTACTTGTAGAGCGGCTTTAAACCATTGTAAATTTATTTGATTATCATAGAAATCATTAGCTCCAGACACATAAAGACCTGGTTGCCCTTGGAAACTAATGTAACAGTCTGCACCGGCTACATTAGCAGCTACTTCATTAGTAGGCGTAAGATTAGGATCTGTTGCTACACCAGCCAAAACTTTTTGACTCATGTTCAAAGTAGTATTTGAACCACTATAAACAGTTGATTGTCCCCTAGATGCATAGGCAGCCATCATTCCCAAAGCATTAAAATTAGAATTAGTTGTGTCTTGATAATATAAACATCTCGTTTGGGTTAGAGATGCTGACACTAGAGCAGCGGCAACACTTGTAATAGCCCCCACTGTATTCTGTACAGTGTAACCAATGAGTGTATTGGCTTGAATAACAGCTGCTGCAGCTAATGCATCTACTGAACTTTCAATCTGAGTTGTCATAACTCCAAAATATTGAACTAGAGTCAATGTTCTAGTAATAGCAGCAGCCCAGGTTTCACTCGATTCAAATGGGATAATTACTAAATATCCACCTGGAAGTAGAATATTAGGCACTTGAGAAAATATAGCTAAAGCCATTGAATAAGTCACACTATTAGAACCAAATGCTGTCGCAACATCAGTCGGATCTAAAAAGATACCATATCCATTTGTGAAAGCTGGACTTGGGGTATCTGTTGTGAATAAAGCAAGATTTCCGGAGTTGAATACACTGACGCCAGTCGGGGACTGAGATACAGATATATTAACAATGAGCGACAAGGGAAATTGAGTTGAGGCCATAAAGAACTCCTAAGCATCGGTTGCAATTTGTACAGGACTAAATGTATCAAAATATTGAATTGGTGTAATCTTATAAGTAGCATAGAACATTTTAAATGATGCTCTAAACCTGTAAGGAATTGCTGACCCATCTATTCCAGAAAGATCTTTAAATCCATCAGTTGTATTTATTAAGATAGAAAAGTTATTCGCTTCCATCTGTTGTTGAGCATAGACCGAATTAACAGCGAGAACAATCTCTTCCTTACGGTCCATTGCACTAGTATCACGTGATTTAATATCTATATCAATAAGAGCAGCACAACTTGCTGATTGAATCTGTTGAGCATTAGGTCCTGATACATCTGTAAAATTACTATTCGATATAATCTTTGTAGATGCCACACTGAGAACAATAAAGAGTGCATTATCCATCGGTTCAAATATCTTACTGTTCCAAATCCAAACCCTTCCATTAGGAAGATTCATTTGATTTTGTAAAATGTCACAAAAAAGAAGAAATGGAGAACCTACTAATAATCTAGATTGAGATTGGTTGCCCAAACTATCTGAAACAACAATGGTCTCAAATTGATTAAGAGGATTTGTAGAAATTGAAATAGGGCCTTGGTAAGCTCCAGAACTGGCGTTAATCGTGCCGCCAGCACTTCCAAATGGAATAAGTGAATACTCATATGGGGGAACTCCTCCTAAGCCTAGAAACGATACTGAACCATTTATTCCACAAGCAGTAGCGCTTTGACTTAAAGTTAATATAGTCATGGGGCGACCTGCTGAACATCGCCCTGCAGCAATCCTAGACCACTATTTGTATAATTTTCTACCAAGATAAATTCTATATAGCCAAATACTGAAAAATTCCTTGCAGTCATAATTCTATATTGAATATTCAAATAATTAATTACATCATCAGGTTTTAAAGTAATTAAGGCGCCACTTGTATCACATTGCGCATGTATTTGAATATAATTCCATTTACGTTGTCCCTCTGGGAAGAGGTTTAATTGTCTACCTTGTAATGGTTGAGCAATACCCATAAAATTGATATTAGTCGTTTTTTCAATGAGTTGAAAAGAAGAAGTATATTTAGAGACAACTACAAAAACCATTGGCTGTAACCAATCATAAAGTGTCTCTTGAAGGTAAGGTAATGTTCCCGTTTGAGCATTCAAAGGTACATTACAGGCATTCTGAATAGTAAAATTAGACACTAGATCCTCCAACTAATTTGTAATCAATAGAATCTCTTAACTGTTCAGTGTCTACAAGTACATTTGAATGACCTTTACGAGCAATAGTAGATGGTGAGTTAGGAGTCCATTTTCCAAATCCAGAGCTATGAAACCCATCTAATACAATCTGTTTAGCAGTAGCACCGATATAATCAACCCACGGATCTAAATTCTTTTCTTCCAGAATATGCGCAACTGCTTCAGGACCAAATGCAGTCGAACTTTCAAGCCTCTCTTGCATATGTTCAATGATAGGAATTCTAAGAAAGCTTCTATTAGTTGCTTGATCAAATTCCCACCGAGCTCCAATAGTCGCATTGCTTTTACCATCAGATCTCCCATCATTTCCTTCCAATACACCGATGTGAACGGATTTAGGATTCTTTAAAGCTTTAATAAAATCCTGCAATGGTTTCATATTCATTTGAATGCCATCAGCCATTTAAGGAAGGGTTCTCCCATAGCTTATAGTCATAGCACCAGTTAATTGAGGCATCAAAAGCTGAAGATATTGTTGACCATATGTAGTGGTGACCAACTGTGTCCAATATGGATTATCTAAAATGCGTTGAGGTATTGCATACGATGAATTTACAGCACCAACTCCTTTAGATTGCTCAAGCCAAGTAAATTTTCCGTTTATACCTTGGGAACTATTACGAAGATTAGAAACTAAATAATGAGCTGAAAGTAATAAATATCCTGTTGTGTAATTCGACTGACATGAAAAAAGAGCTTGATTAATATTGAAATTAGTCATTTGGAAAGCATTAGTGATGTCTTGGTCTAAGACTCCAGTATTTATGTCAGTCCGTGTATATGGAAAGTCACGGACAAAAAAACTTTGGAATTGTTCAACTGTTGGATTAGTCCACATTTTTTTTCTTTCAAAAAAGAAGAAAAGACTTTTTATTTGGAAGCCTAACCAGTAATTATTTAATAAGGACCTGATTGTTGTGGTGCATTAAAATATTGCAGTGTCAACGGACGAAGTAAAAGAGTTCCAGCCACTTGACTGTAAGCAGTTGAGGTAAAATCAAAGTCATTCAATGTATTCGCAAGAGTATTAGTATAAGGCAGAGGAATACTCATAAATACACTGTATGGATCATAACTTAACAACACATATTGTTCATATGCGTTACCGCTTGCAATTGAATCACAATACAAGTTAGGAAGAATTTTAAAGTTAGGATTGTGAGTGATCTTCCTAAAGATGTTTGTGAAAAAGTCTAAGATATCGATCAACATAAATTGTGAGTTGGTTGGTGCTGCTAAACCGTTATAATCACGTTCAGGAATAAGTAATCTATCAGGATAACATGTAAAGTTTACAGTTTGACGGTAGATACCAATCCATGTGGCTGCAAGAGTAGCTAACTCAGCAGAAGTCATTTGACTTAAAGGTCCAGTGATAAGAGTTGTATTAACTGGTGCCGTAGGTTGATTCAAAAGCCCTAAAAAGTTTCCATTGGCGCCATTTTGACCAGTAGCTCCCAAAAACGCTAGTCTTTGTACTCCCAAGTCATAGTTACGTTTTCTCGTTATCTCTTTTTGGGTGATTAATGACCAGTTTCCAGACTTAGCAGCAAACTTAACATCAACGATGTTGTATGTAAGAGATTTTCTCCATACGAAATGTTGTAGAGTTAATGCATCGACACCAGTATCAACCATTGCAGATCTTGCAGATTGAATCCCAGTATTAACAAATCCAGTCTCAAATTCATCTGCAATGTCAAATGATCTGTAAACTAGAGTATTAGTGTCAAATGCTCCCTCTCCCTCTTTAACTGGGAAATAATCAGCTGGATAAATTTGGTAGAATTGTTGTTCTGAAATATCTTTAGATATAAAACTAAGAGTGGTAATTGCTTGTTCAGCTCCTAACCCACCGCTTGCATTGTGCATTTTGTCATTAAACATATGACTATATTTTTTAACAAATTCACTTTTGTAATTTTTGAAGGCGCATTGTTCTGAATATGTAAAATCATTAATTGTCACTGGTTTACCAGTTCTCTTTAATTCATTGTTTAGTCTTGTTTCTGACCAAACTACTTCAGGCGTATCATTATAAGTTCTCATTTATTTATATTCCTTTCGTTAATGTTAAGCCGCTAAGAAGCTTGGGGTTTGAATGTTGATTCTCACAAGTTGACCTGGTGCAGTTGCAGTATTTTCAGCATAACCTACAATATTGTGTGTAGATACGGTGGAACCGACTCCACCATTTGTGGTTAAATCCAAACAAACTTGAGCGCCTGCATTGAAAGTTGTTGTTGAGTATAAATATTGAACATTTCCACCTCTAGAGATCTCGAGAGCATTCCCTGGTGAGAAGGATACGTTTTTGAAGTTAAATACTACAAAACCAAGTACGGCATCCGTATCCGCTGTACATGGAACAACATGCATTGGGCCGCCTAAAGCACTATTTGTAGAGTAAGCTTTAACAGCACAACCAGCATAAACTGGACTTGCAACACTAGCATCTAAGATTACAGATCTAGTATTGTAATTGAATGATTGATCTAAAACCCCAAGATAGTTTTGTTGTTGTATTGAGTTTTGAGATAAAACTGGTGGCTGAGTAACGCCTGAAACTTGTAGAGAATCAGCTGTTGCATTTGATGCACCAGTATCAGTATAAATCATTTCAAAATAATAAGTCGTATTAGGTATAAGACCTGTAACTGTATTAACTAATGCTGTAGCACCAGAAAATAAATTACCAGCACCTGGTGTGAATCCAGACACGACAGAACCATAAAGTTGTTGTGTATATGGACCAGTTCCTGCTGTTGCTGCTGTACTAGTGATAGTAGCAGTTGTTGATGATGTTGTAGTTACGGTTAAGACACCGGCAGTGATACTCATGTTTTTAATTCCTTTTCAATTGGGATGTTTAGAATCTTCCAGAACCATATTTAAGTTTACCATAATTAATCTTTTGTTCCTCTGTTGAAACTTTTGGCTTAATTAAAGTAGCTTCATTAAAAGGAGCATTCCTTAAACGATCTGCTTTTTCTTTTGCATTCTTACGTTTTTCTGAGTCTCTCATTTTCTTTTCTTCTTTTTCTTTTTCTTCTTCTTCGTCTTCTTCATTCATCTCTTTTGTTTTAGGATTTTTAGTTCCTTTCTCTTGTTTCTTTTCCCAAGAATCATCAGCTTCGACTTCTGGATACTCATTCTCTTCACGCCCTTTACCTTCTTTGTGAAGCTTTTCAGCATCTTCTTCTTCTTCTTCAGTTTCTTCGTTTTCCATGTCTTCTTCAGAATCTTTCATTTTTCCCATAGCTTGCTTGTAACAATCAACCATACGTTTAACCGTCATTCGCTCACCATCAACATCAACCATATGATCAGGATGTGCCATTTTTGTATGACCATCCTCGTCGGCTTCGTTAATAAGTTTGGCAATTGAGACTTCTCTTTTCGTATTAGGCAAAGAGACCATCATGTTTTCTAGATCCAGAGTGTTTTCTACTTTTTCTTTTTTCCAAAAAGTAAATTTCATAGTGCTGCTTCCTTTTTCTTTTGAGTTAGAGAGTCTTTTAAGCTCTGTTAATTTTTCTTCATTATATTTCTTAAATTCATCTGGTGTCATTATAATTGATTCTTCATAACGAGGATTTGGAACAATTGCTAAGTGTTCATAGATAGCTCCTGTAATTTCTTTATCATAATCAAGACCATTCCAAGTTCCTGATGAACCATATTTATTAGGAACATAACAATTAGATAATTTTAATCCTCTTGCTATAGCTCTTTCAGCTCTTTTAGAAACTATGATGAATTTGACCCAATGTTTGCCGTCACTTGCATTGAAAAAACTTTCGAGTACCCATCCATCAGCTTCGTCCTTTACTTCATCGATATCTGAATCAACTTCATCAACGTGAGAAACAAATATAGGTCTGCCTGCAAAAGAAGGATCCATAGAACGAATAGTATCTTCATTAAGGAAAACACGTAATTCACCACCGTCTTGCTCTTGATATGCAGCAATCCCAGGATAAAAATGCATCCCATAGAAAACTGATCCTTTTGCACCTTCAGACATAGTTATCCTTTTATCGGCGGATTAGCAGCTTGAGCACCACCAGTTGCTCCAGCTGCTTGCGCTGCTGATGATGTTGCAATAGTTGGGGTTGTTGGCGCAACCCAATTTGGATTATAAGAAATAGAAGTTAAAGCCCAATGAGTTAAATTTAAAGCGGTGATCACACTAATAGCATCTGTAATAGAAGTACCCTGAACAACATGTGGCAATGTGCCCTGTTCAGTAGTTGATGCAGATGACACCGCTTTGTCAATCAATGTGAATCCACATATATAATTTTGATAAGCTGGTAATGTCATATTTATATCTTCCTAGTTAAAGCTAAATTAATTCCGTAATCAGAATGTGTGGTTGTACAAGAAGTACAACTATAAGCATAAACAAAATCTTCTCCTGCCCCTAACACAATAGAAGTTGTTATTTGTTGAAATCCAGTGGTATTACCAATAAGTGCAGTAGTTGTAATGGAATGACCGGCGACCCCATCGCTCCATGTAATGGTTAATTGTGAATTACCACCACTTCCTACTGTAGAGACATATATGTACGCATTTACTTCAAATAAACCGCCATTACTGGAAGTATATAAAGTAGTATTAGTAACAGGCGCGTTATAATTTAAAACATTAACAATGCCGACTATAGAAGCTAATCCATTACCAGCTAACACATCTTGATTATATTTATAGACTGGATTAGTAATTGTAATCCCTGATGGATTATCAAAATCCAATTGATTTACGCCCGTTTGATCTGCCAAATATCTGCCGTTTGCGGTAGAGAAACTTACGGCAATGTAATCGTATTCATCATAAAGATACCTATTGGCATAATCTACGGATACAGCTTGGTTAAAATCGTTTAAAATATGATTATTATAATCAACAGATATAATTGGAGTAGTATCTTTAAGATACCTACCTTGATAGTCAACAGAAGCTGTTCCATATACATCTTTCAAGACTCTATTATTAAAATCTACAGAAGTACCTGAACTTGCATCAGCTAGTATTCTATTATTCCAATCAACAGATAAAATATTAGACACGTCATTTAATAATGCATTATTTACTGAAACATTTGGACTCGCTGCTGACTGATTTTGTATTGTATCTGTTGCTGTAGTTGGGGTTTTCAAAAGCGTCCCATCATAGGTCAGATTAGGACTTGCTCCCATTGCACCAGAATTATTATATTGAAGTTGTGTATTAGATCCTGCGGCGGCTAGATATGCTGCTGCAATTACTGAGCCTTGCCACATTCCCGTTGCAATTGTTCCCAAAGCTGTAAGAGATGATGTAACAATATTTGAGGCTAGAGTTGTCCCAGTCAAAGTTCCCGCGGGAGCTACAACAACATTACCACCTGCAGCAGTTATTAAACCTTTTCCATTAACACTAAAACTAGGAATAGATGTGGAAGAGCCAAAACTACCAATATTTGTATTTACAGTTGCTAGTGTTGTAGCTGCAGATCCTGGTCCTGTAGCTGTAACATCACCGGTTAAAGCAGAAATTGCTGCCGAAAATGTATTCCAGTCAGTGCTTTTTAAATAACCATTATGACTTGTATCTGCTACATGCTGAGATATTGTCGTTCCTGATCCAATTACAGAACCAGAACCATTGCCAATTGTAATACCATCAGTTCCAACATCTGTTAAATTACCAAAAGTTAACGAGGATTGTTTCCCATTAAATGTATTCCAATCGGTGGATGACAAAGCGCCAGTCGTACTAGTCGATGATAATACTAAACTTAAAACCTGACTCGAAAGACTAAGACCATTAGTAGTACCAAGAGTAACATCCCCACTATTTGTTCCTGAACTAGTGCCTGAGAAGTTAGAGGCGCCAATTGTTCCGGTAAATGTTTTATTGCCTGCAAAAGATTGTGTTCCTGTTGTAATTCCACCTGGATAAAATACACTCGCTGGTTGCAATGTTAAACTAGATCCAAGAGCCGTAGCACCGTTACCATTAGGAGAAGATCCGAATGGAGTTAAAGTTACGCCTCCACCACCGCCACCAGTTGCGGCCGTTGTCTGTTGGGTTCCATCAGGAAATTGAATACCCATATATGTAGGGATAACACAAGCAAAAGGACCCGGACAAGTATACATGGGCGAAAATGCTCCGCTACCATGTTGGGATATTAGTAGAAATAGTAATGTAATTAATTTTTTCATTACGGCTTCTTATTAGAAGAGGATGTTAAAATCATTCTCGCCGTTAGTTGCTGGTGCACTTACAGCCCTAATAGAGATTCGTTGTGAACTCGTTATCTGTAAATTAACTGCAGTTCCCCCTGCGGGAATAAGAAATTGCCTAACTTCAGAATTAGCAGGCGCACTTGCATTACAAATGCCAACTTCCATGACCTGACCACTCGTGTCAGCAACTGAGATTTGACTCACTGTGTTTGGTAAACTGGAAGCAATCACAAACCAATTAGTCGTTCCGACATTAGTGGATGTATAAACCGTTCTTATTCCCATTCCAGACTTTGCACTCGCTAATGCTTTTATTGAAAGAAATGACAAAGACGAGAATAACAAGAATGTTTTGATCTTATTCTTCATATTTTAAAACCTGCTTTAAGATAAAAAACGTTGCATTCACTTATCTTAAGGCGGATTACTATTTCTATGCAATGTAAATGTCTAATATCATTCGGCATTTAATTCTGGAAATATTTAAGTTTTCAGAATATTCTTCCGATAAGATGCTAAATGGAGGTATTTATGAAACTATATAATGTTGTAATAGAAGGTATTAACAGACGACGAACTTGACAATATCTCGAATGAGACTATTCACGATTTATTACAAGATTATCTATATTAAATTATTAAGATGATCAAATATCTCTTTGGAAGATCCAAATTGAGCTTTCCATTCCAATGCTCTGTTTACAATGGAAGTAGCTCTTTTATAAGCAGATTTATAGATTTTTTTACCTTCACGTTCAAAATATCTTAGTGCTGCTAAATCAGAATCCAATACTATGAAAAGTGGGATAACTTCAAACCCTAACTTCTCTAAAGCTTCTCTTTGAATTCGTTCCCCAAAAGGGCATTCTGTAATGATTGGATTTGATGATTTTGATGCTGCTATTGAGACCGCTTGATAAATATTGGCAAAATTTAAATCATGGGGAACATAGTTATACTTATTTGTAAGTTTCTTACATACCCAAGTCTTTCCAGACCCAGAAACGCCACAAAGAAGATATAACTTGCGACCTTTCATTTCTTCTTAATCTTAGTAGTCTGTTCAGTAGAGATTATTTCAGCTGGCTTAACCTCTACTTCGTCTAATAAATGGCTAGGAACTGGCATTCCTCTTTGTTTGTATTGTTGAATTTCGTTTCTTTTAGTTCTCCTTTGAAAGAGTTCTAATTCTATTTTCTCTTGCTCAGAATATCGCTCAAATTTATTGTCTAATGTTCGTGGCGAAATACCAAGAGATTCAGCTGTACGAAGTTTATTCTTATTGCAGAAGTTGTAAGCTTTAAGAATGACTTCTTTTTCAAGTTGCTCAAGGGACTTCCCTGGAACCCACATGGGAGTATCGTTAAACATAAATTCCTTTATTTGCTTTTTGTGAATTTACCACCAATAGACTTATATATTGTACTAACAACTCCCCATTTTCCTTTGTCAGTACAATATATAAGTCTATTGGTGGTAAATTCACAAAAAGACTTATATATTGTACTAACAACTCCCCATTTATATTGTACTAACAACTCCCCATTTTCCTTTGTCAGTACCGTATTCTTTTTTAGTTAAATCTTCAGCCTTTGCCCACTTATTTTCATCTACTTTCCCAGGATTAGCAACTTTAGAATCAGTAGACCCCCTTATTCCCATAGCGGTAGATGTTTGTGGTGGTTTGTAATCTGAATCAGCTGCTTCTCTAATCCAAGTTCTAGTTGCTTCGCTTAATGAACCTTGCTTACTTTTTTCTGTATTAGCCATAACCGTATCTTTCCTTAAATTAGATGTTGTTGGTTTGGTAGCGCTTATACCTTTACTCAAAATCCCCATGAGCCACCTCTCTTTTTATACAGAAAAATTGAGAATGATTTATTACCATTTGGTGGATAAGCCTGTCTGCTTTCTTCCTCAACTTGAGACCATAAACTCGGATCCTTTGGATTGGAAAAAAATGGGAATCTTCCCGATAATGTTATTGACCCTATACCTTCTGCCTCATAGCTTGCTTTATCGTAAGCAGTAGAATTTTTAGTTGAACTATTAGAATCCTCTTGTTCCTCTGAAAGAGGATCATCAAATCCCTTGTTTATTAAAAAACTTATATCTGACATTTTAATGTTCCTTCAAATGAACAATTAATAGTGTAGTCCCTGATCTTTTTTTCTTTTTTTCTATTTTTAGAACAGAGTATTTAGTACCTTTTTGAAGAATAACTTCCATTTCTGTTGGTATCTTAGAAAAGCCCCAAATACTTCTTCCTTTTTTGCTTTTCTCAACCATGAGTCTGATAGTTGCTTTGTCGGTTTCTAAACTAGACCACGAAGAGCTTGCAGTAAATGACGAGTAAGCGTCGAGAGTAAAGTCATCGCCTACTTTAAACGAATCGAGAGCGTCTTTGTTTTCTTTTCTAAAATTTAATTCTCTAACTAAGGGACCTTCATATTTTGGAAGGTTATCCCAATTTTCATCAAGGTTTTTTAAAATAAATTCGCCCATTTTTTTATTAGTAGGATCTTCGCCTTTTTGGATTTGTCTCACGTCCATATAGCCCATATCAGTCCAATCCTGACAAGCTTTGGCAATAGGCTTCCC